GTTTTTTTTTTTTTTTTTTTTTTTACTGTTTTCTTAGAGAAAACCCACACATTCTTTAGCAGACTCATATATCACGAATATGTCCCTCGTGTTTAGAGAAATGTGCAAGCGCCCACAGCGTAACTTAATACCTTTGGGACGGTTTGTAGTGCCGCGCCGGATTGCCGTCCGACGAGACCACGCCTTATGCTCCACCATCCTCACGTATGGCCCGAAGTCGGACCGCTGATCATCGGAGTAGGGTTGGGGCGAGTTTCTGATGGGCTTTAGAAGCCCTTGTGCTCGCATGTAAACATGCGGTGGCTACCTTGTACGTCAAAGTGACAAAGCGTGACCCGGGATAGTCAGGGAGCTAAACCTAACGTAATCCGTTGGTGCCGCCTGAGCGGACACCACGTGGGGTCGGCTGTGACCAATTGGCAACAGCTGCTTTGCCTTTCGGCTTGTTGGATTCTTGCCGTTTGCGTACGCTATTTTGCAAGCGCATGGCTGCCTGTGCCTCGGCAGCAGGCCGCATGGCCTGGCTCAGTTGTGCGAGAGCGCCACCTATGATGGGGCGACCCATTCCTTGAGCCAGCATGGCCGCCGTCCGGACTATCGGGTAGACCGTCGGGATTGACTTCTGGGCTGCTTCAGAAATCCAGCGGAACCATTTTCCTGCGTCGTTGTACCCCTGAGGGCATCCTGGAGGCAAAACGTTGGCGACCAAATTGTACAACACCAATGCGTTGGGGTCGAAAGAGGCCGATGGTTGAGACAATGCCAGGAATGCCGGCTTGTTAGCCGCGGGGAGACGCTCGATGCCGACGCGCCACGTGACGAACAGCGTCGTCTGGGCTGACAAACCAGTGAAATAAGCGCCCGTTGTGTTCATTTGTGAGAAATGCGTAGGGCCAGCTAATTGCTCTGGAGCGCCAGTCGTCGTGCCAATGTTGATCAGACCGAGTGTGTAATCGGAAATGAATGATCCGTCAGCTTGAGATGGACTGTAGCCGGAATCGCTGCCGGCTTCAGAATTGTTCTGGCACATCGCCCACTGGCGACGTGTCATGGCCTGGAAATTGTTCGTGGTCTGGAATTTGGCCGTGTTGTAACAGCCATCTTGCGCAGCCCAAGAATGCGACCCAGGCATGATCTTCGCCTCCGCCAAAGTGTTCGGCGGAGAACGAAAGAAAGTGGTCGGCTGTGAATGTGGATTCACGGCCTTGGTCGAGACGTCGCCTGTTCGGGTTTGAGCAGGGAGAGAAGCCCCCATTTCAAATGAGTTACCGTACTCGTAAACGGTTACTGCACCCTGTTTGTAAATCTGCGCAGTGGAATTGACAACCTCGAAACCGGAATAAAGTATGCGGTAAACACCAAGATCAGTAGGATCAAAATCAAGATAATCGTCGAGATTGATCTGTTGAAGCTGGTGACCATTGGTAGAGGTCAATGGGCAATGCCCAGGAGTGAATGTCATGTTTCTACCGTTAGTAGAATCTGACGGAACACTGTTGATGAGCAAGCCATCCATGCGGTTCGTTACGGGAAAGGCAAAGCTGTCGATCAACCCTGCACACTCAGCGCCAGTATTACTGACTCCAAATGGAGTGACACGGGCTCCACGGACGGGAGAAGCCAGTGCCGGGGAGAAGTCGATCGGTGAAAGAGCAATGTGGCAATCCCAGTGACACGGGCTCCACGGACGGGAGAAGCCAGTGCCGGGGAGAAGTCGATCGGTGAAAGAGCAATGTGGCAATCCCAAGGCTCACCGGGAATTAGGCCCGCGGGAGCCGTGATCGTGGCGGCCTGTCGAACCTTCACAACAACAGTGGGCTCGGTGGAAACGTCCGGGTATCCCCGAAGGCTATCGAGCTGCAAGTCGTGAAAAGGGTCGAGGGCCGACTTGACCCAATCGCACGCCTCCGAAGTGATGAGTCTATTCTTACATAGCTCAGTCATTGGATCTTTGGCGCGTACGATATCTCGTAGTTTGACAGCTTCTACATTTGCTGCCATATCGTTGTGGTATATAGTTGATCTTGCAAAGTGCAAGTCGATGAATGAAAATTCTTGTGCCGGCAAGCACTGTGATTTTATGCGGGTGTTAGGAATCCGACTCGCCACTGCGAACCGTCACCAGTTTTCTCCCCGGGGGATACCGAGAAGTTACACCACCCAACTTGCGACACTAGTAGGCAAATACAACGTCTAAAGCCATTGCTTGCGCTGAATGTGAGCGAGCCTCGACACGTAAACGTCCCGATTCCTCGTCTCCAGCGGCCTTCGCCTGGTTCGAATCGCCGTCCTCACGCCCTAGAGCTTTGGAGGCAGCGTTCAATTCTGCACCAGCGTCGCGCGACTCGAAGTTGCACATTCTAACGTCCTCACCGCGTGTCAACGTGGAAAACGCAGCTACGCGTTTCACATTTGGCGGATCGGTCGATTCGGGTTGCAACCCAAGGGGATCTTCAAGAGTTTCACAGATGAGCTTCTTAGGCAACATCATTGCTTGAATGCCCGACCATGTTGATTGCGAGCGGAGCAAATCGTCAAATTCGCGTAGCTCACCCGAGGTCATGCCATAATCGGCAGCAACACACGAGTAGAACTCGTCGCTCGTATTCTCGTCGTTGGGATGCGGGCCGCCCACAATTTTGAAATACAAATCGCGGTCCTGCTCATAAATTTTATTGAGCTCAGCATCCGTTTTCACAACGGTCAATTCAATACCGTACAAATTTGAAAGTGCGGTAAGGAATGCGCCAACAATTGGGGCGCCGCCGTCAACACCGTGATAGCCTCGGAGCTTGAGGTAATAACGCTCCGGATCACGGTTGATGGCGATGGAAATCTTGTTGATGGCCTTCTCCACCTTACAGTAGGAGGAAGGCGAGCGCAATGGGCAAGGGTAAATGCGGCTGA